TGCTTCTTGACCTGCAATCCAACTGTCTACGAGTTCTCGGTTAAAACCTTTCTCTTCTAATGCGTTATAAGCATCAGAGGAAAGTTCACCAGTTTCAGCATATTCATCTTGGAATACGTTAAAATCCAAACCTACATTATCTAAAACCTGAGCTACTTGTGATGCCTCAGCATCGTCCGTATTGTCATATTCTTTAGGTTCTTCGGTTTGTTCTTCTTGTTGCTGTTGACCTAGTTTCTGCTCAAGCTCTGCATAAGCATTAGCCATGTCTTCAGCGTTTTTAAATTTTTCAGGCAACCATTCTGGTCGCTCAGGGCTTGCGGATTGTTCTAGTTGCTCACCCTTTTCAAGCATAGCTTGTTCGTGCGCCTCATCAGGTGCCTGTTCTTCAAATGTGTTCAAAGTTTCTGCCATATTTTATTATCCCTGTTGGGATTCCTGTTGTTGCATCGCCATCTGTTTCATCATTTCAGGCGTTGCTTTTGTTGCCATATCTTGAGCAGTTTGCATCATTTGGGCTGCTTGCTGTTCTTGAGTTGCAGCTTCAGCTTCTTGAGCCTTTTGCTCATCCGATTTGATAAGACCATTGGTGTCAATTCCCAGACTTGCACCGAGACGGTCTATATAATCACCTACGTTCATTTCGGACTGAATTAACTCAGCACCTAATGGCTGTAGGTATTGTAAGAAAGTTGCTAACTTGTTTAAGTCCTGACCACGACCAAGAGCTTCAAGACCAGTAACCACAGTAGGCTTAACTGTATCTTTAGGCATCTTAGGCATCTTGCCAGTACTCTCTAATCTAGAAAGCAATATCTTAATCAATGGTTGTTGGAACTCCTGACTTAGAATTGAGTACACACCACCAAGGGCTGTTTCTAATTCTTGAGCCATGAAGCGAACTTCTTCTGCTGTTACACGCTCTGCTTGTCGCTGAACGGATGAATTTAGTAAGAAAGCAAAAGATAAACGTTCTTGAATGTTTTGCGCTGTAGCTAATGCTACTTGGAAGTCACCTGACTTTTGTACTTGCAACGTAGTCACATCAGCAGCATCACCATTAACAATAGCTCCGTTAGGAGACTCTGCTAATGCACGAGCTTTAGTTGTGCCGTTTGGTCGTACTAAGAAGAGTACTTTTGCAGCAGCCGCAGAACCTTCTACGATTGCTTGAGTAAGACCCTCCAGTGACTTTAAATCACCAATATAATCTTCTACATATCCTCTACCGTAATCCTCACCATCAATGCGGGAGAAACGTAAAGGAATAAATGGGTTTTTATCTTTTGGAAAAGTACCCTTACTACCTGGTACATCCATACCAGATACTTCTTGGTGTACATCCCATTTGTTATCAATAAGTTTTATACAAGTATATAGGTCGAGATTCTTGTTTACAGGTTCGTCTGACCCCTCCGATTTCAATAACATCTGAGCTTCTTCAGGAAGCATTTTCGGTGAGATAGACTCTTTAGTAATAATCTCTAATAGATTGCCCATAGCGTCACGTTTGACTACGTAACGGTCTAGACGAAATACCTTCATACCTCCTTTTTTCGGGAGGTAAACAAGCGAGTTACCTGATACAATAAGTTGCTTTAAAGCTTCAAATACAGGTACGCGGATGGCTGTTGCTTCAATCTCTTGAAGGGCAGCTCTTTCGATGCGACCTAAAGCCTCTTCTACCTTACCACGAGCATCTCCTGCTCCAATCTCAGCAAGGTCGAAATCGTCAATCATAAGACGAAAGAAAGGACTGTTAGGTGGGAGTAATGTTAGTAACAACTTACTCGCTAAATTATTTACACCTCTAGCCCCTACGCCTTGGAATGGGGTCTTATAAATAGTTGACCCCGTATGTCCATCTGGTGGCATAAGGTGAGGGATAGTTAGTTCGGCTGCATCTCTCGCTCTTTGAAGGAATGTGTCACGGTCAGCTTCTAACTGAGCGTACCTTGAGGCTGCGTAGCCTTGCCCTTCAAGCATTGCCATAATTTACTACCTTTATTTTGGAACGTTAACTGAACCACTCTTAGAACCTCCAGTACCTACGCCTGAAGAACCAGAAATACCTACACCTTGGTTAGTTCCAAGACGAAGCTTACGCTTTCCTCCGCGTCTACGCTTGAGGTTTACCGCTGCTTGGTTTTCGGTGGATGTTTGTTCAATTTGTGTTTGTGGGGTCTTCGCTGTTGAAGAACCTGTTGGAGCTGCTGTAGAAGGTGGAGCAGGTTGTGTTACAGGCGCAGGTTTAGGCGGATTTACCGCTTTAACGATTGCTTTAGGAGCCTTTGCTACTTCTTTAACTACCTTGCTAGCTGTTTTTACTATTTTTTTAGGTATTGATATTACCTTTTTTACTATTTTTTTTGGACTACCGCACATATTAACTACCCTTAATTTGTAAACCAGTACCCGATGTCTTTCCTGCTACTTGAGCTGTACTGGTCGGGTTATATCGTAGAGATTTCTTACCATACGATTTCTTCTTTTTCTGGTCAGAAGGCTTCTTACCATCTTCGTAAGCTGCCAATAAATCAGGAGGAGGTGCCGCAGGAGCTGCCGTTGCCGCAGGTTGTGCTACTTTAACCTCTGGCATCTTCGGCTTCAGACTGATACACATAATTAATCCTCATAAATATCATTAAAAAGTTCTTCCAATTTCTGGATGACGCTTCTCTGCCCCTGCAAGTACCGTATTTGCTCGATGTTCACATTCGAGTCCGCAGGCAGGGTGTCAGGGAACAATTCGTTAAGTTTGTCTAACAAACCTTGAGTAATGCTTAAATTTTTGCTTAATACTTTCATAATTGTCCTATAGGGTGATGGTTATTGCCAACCCCACTCTCCTTCCATACCTGCTGCGTTGTAGTCTGTTACTGTTCCCTCAAAGAAATTCTTGAATGAATCTCCATTGAGTACCCAGTCTAACCAAGGGAGAGGGTTTTCTTTTACCTTCCAGTTACCTTTTAGACCCAACTGAATAAGCCTGCGGTCTGCAATGTAGCGGATGTATTTCTTTACCTCGTCAGCGGTTAAGCCTTCGATTTCTCCCATGTTAAACGCTAGTTCGATGACTTTATCTTCGAGCTTCACTGCCTCACGGAACATTTCATAGATAGACTTTTTAAAGTCATCATTAACAATCCTTGAGTGTTCTTCACAGAACTCACGGAATAGTTTAACCATCCCGTCACAGTGCATAGATTCATCACGAACTGACCACTCTACAATCTCACACATTCCTCTCATCTTGCCGAAACGTTGATAGTTGAGGAGCATGACGAATGCAGAGAAGAGGGACATGCCCTCGTTAAGAACAGACCTAGCAATAGCTAGGGCTAGTCCTTGATGACTGTGGACATCTATGTCTCCCATGAAGTCAATCTTATCCTGCATTTCCTGTACTTCAGTGAATGCGGAATACTCGTCTTCTGAGAAACCTAGAGTGTCGTTCAGTAGTGCGTAGGCGCGTTGGTGAATGAACTCACGATTGGCAAAGCTAGTAAGCATTGCACGTATCTCGTTGTTCTTGAACTTCTGTAAGTAGTACTCAATGTAGTTCGTACCAACCGCTACGTCTGACTGGGTAAACAGGCGCAGTATCTGAGTGATATGGTTCTTTTCCTCTTTGGAGAGTTTACCACTCTGCCATTGGGTCATATCATCATTTAACTTAGCTTCCCATTCACCCCAGTGAATTTTCTCGTGGCTGACTGCAAAGTCTACAGCCCACGGATATTTAAATGGTTTGAAGACAACATTACTTTCCAACAAGCTCATGTGATGCCTCCACAATTGATTTTGCATTTTCTATCGCTGAAGCTTGGGGGTGTCCCTTGGTCATCAAGATGACAGCTACAAGAGCTACTACATCTCCATTGACTGTAGTCTTCGGTGTTGTTTTAGTTTGTTTCTTTTCTGGCATGTTCTCTCCTTATCCGTGACACGACATACATTCTTCAGCATCTGCTAAAGCTACTCGTTCTACTTTCAATCCTACCTTATCTGCATCTACTCCCGAATTAGTTCGTAGATAATACACTCCCTTGAGTTTCTTCTTCCATGCACGAAGATGCACAGAATTTACGTAACTCTTAGGACTGCCAGATGGGAAGAATAGGTTAACACTCTGACCTTGGCATATCATAGGTTGCCTGTCGGCGGCGTGGTCTACGACCCAACCTTGGTCAATCTCAAATGCTGTCTTAAATGTAAGTTTTTCATCTTCATCTAGAAAGTCTAAATGCTGTACTGAACCATCATTCATTACAATATCTTTCCAGATTTCGTCTGTGTTCATACCTTTCTTTTCTAGTAGTGCTTCTAGGTATTTGTTCTTTACCAAGTGTGCGCCTGCACGTGTTCTGTGTGTAAAGGCGTTAGACTTCAAAGGCTCTATACTAGGCGAACAACCACATATAATGCTACTATTAGCATTGGGAGCAATAGCAAGAAGATGGCTGTTTCGTTTTCCTGAACCAACCATGTCAGGTGCTTCTCCAAGTTCTCTAGCGAGTTCTTTAGTTGCATCCATAGATTCATCTTTAATCCTCGTAAAAATCCTAATGTTTTCAAATTTTGCACTGAGACTTTCCCAAGGAAGGTTTTTACTTTGAAGGTATCCATGAAATCCCATTGCACCTAAACCAATGGCACGTTCCCTCTCAGCAGAGAACTTAGCCTTCTGCAATTCATCGGGGGCGTGGGTAATAAAGAATGACAATACGTTATCAAGTAAACGCACTAAGTCTTTAACCATTGGAGTACTTTCCCACTCATCAAACTTTTCTAAGTTGACTGAAGAGAGACAGCACACAGCAGTACGTTCCTCATTGGTAGGAAGGTGAATTTCATTACATAAGTTAGAACCATAAATCTCTAGACCTAACTTACGTTGTTCTTCTGGTAATGCTAAACGAGCAGCATCAATAAAGTTTAGGTATGGGCTGCCAGTTCTGAAACGTACTTCTAATAATCTTTGCCATAGTTCTCTAGCGTCTAGAGTATTGGCTACTTCTTTTGAATGGGGGTCGATTAAATCCCAACTCTCACCTTTCTCAACTGCCCTCATAAAATTGTCTGTTATATTGACAGCATTGAATAGGTTAAAACATTTACGGTTTGCATCTCCACCTGTTGGTAATTTGAAAGACACAAACTCCATGATGTCAGGGTGACTAATGTCTAAGTAAGACGCATAGCTACCCTTTCTTGTCTTGCCTTGTTTGTAGGCGGTCATCTGACCATCTACCACTTTTAGGAATGGTATCACTCCTGGGGACTTCTCGGTCACTCCTCGAACGTCTGACCAATGTCCACCAACACCTCCGCCTTTCACGGAAAGCCATGCTACCTCCGAATTATGAGCGATAAGACTTTCAAGCGTATCTCCGACATAAGTAAGGAAACACGAGATAGGAAGACCTTTAGGTTCTTCACCAGGAAGTGGAGCGTTTGAAAGTACAGGGCTTGCAAACATAAACCAACTACGACTAGCGTAATTATAAATCCTTTGAGCAAACGCTTTATCCCCGTAACTATAAGCCACGGCAGCCCGTGCAAAGGATTGCTGTGGAGTTTCTCCATCTCGACAATAATAGTCTTTAAGTAGAGCATAGGCTTGCTCTGAAAGATGTTTGTTATTTTCTTCATTAATAATAATTCCTAAATATTCACTTCCCATTTTTTACAAAGACTCCATCCACCATTTCACCAGTTCTGCCTTTAATATCGTTGTAGGCAGCTTCCACACATTCCTGCATCGTCATGTTCCAAGCCTGAGCTTGCATCACGAGTGTAACAAATATGTCACCAATAGCGTCTCGGACTTCATCAATGTCTTCTCGGTCAATACCGATTGCTAATTCTTCAACTTCTTCTAGGGTCTTTGAGTATTGGGCTATTGCATTTGGGCGGGGTAAAATTCCTTTTTCTAATCCCCACTCAACAATCTTCTTTTCTAATTTTGTTAAATTCACCAGTTCTTTCCTTCTGTACTTTCCATTAATTGAATCATCTTATCTAAATACCAACGTGCCTTCTTTGCATCTTGGAGGGGGTTGTTCTTGTTCCATAAACGTGACCCTAGATATTTGAGTATGTTACCGTGACAATAATGAATGGTGTCATACTCTCCTAATACATCGACAATGTAGTCGATTGTTTCTATGTTCCCCGCCTTGTAGTGCGAAGGGCTATTTACTGCATCGTTGGTTTCCATAAGCTGACCTCTCCCGTTTTTAAATTATACTCTCCGTTCCTTAGTATTCGTGCTAAGTGTGCCTGCTCTAGTGCGACTTCTTCAGATAGGTTTTGTCGAGCAAACGTAGCCACAACTTTGTTCCAAGTTGGGTCTTCAGTAAGAAGTTTCTCAGCAGTTTTGACCCCCACTTTGGGGCATCCTGGGTAGTTATCGGTTGAATCCCCAGTAAGTACTTGCGTATAAAACCAATAATCCGCCTCTTTCTCCTCGACATAAATTTCTCCATCATCAGTAAGGTGACGACCATAACAGGTCTTTAAGTCCTTATCGGCAGACCAAATGATGTACTCATCACTAGATGTAACTTTGATACCTAGTACATCGTCTGCTTCTAAGTTTTTCCAAATCACTCCATTATACTCATCCGCCATATAATCTTTTGCGAATTGTAGGAGCATTGGTCTACGGACGTTCTTGCGGTTTGCTTTGTAGTAATCCGCTACGTCTTTTCTAAAATTGTGTTTGTCTGATAGAGCTACTTCAACTTTATCAGCTTTAGATTTCTCTATTAGATTTGAAATAGCATCATCCACTTTGACCATTACTTCGTCTTCGTGGGCGTGTAGTGTCCATAAGCCGTCACCCCAATTGATTGGAACCTCGGCAGAGGCAGCTACTTGGTAGGCAATTATATCGCCATCAATAACTAAAGTTGTCATCATCATTGTCCTCTTTAACTTGTTCAATCACCTCTTCCATTTCCTTCTGGGTCATTACCTTGATGCCAGATTTCACCTGTATGTAATCTAGATACATATCCATCACGAACTTGCAGGCGAAGGCTACGCTCACCACAAGAAACGAGAACGTCATTATTAATAAAAAGAAAGTATCTAAATTCATATTATTACACCAGTGTACCTATTCTGTTTGAAAAGCCTTAATAACATCTGTTGAGAAAAGCTTTTGAAGGTTAAGAAGAAACATACGTGAAGCGTTGTGGTCTCCTCCTGAGACCGACCTCACATAATCCAAGCGGTCGATAATGCGTTTAAGAATGTCTACCTCAAACACAATCGTGGCATACGTCTCACTACCTAAACATAAGTTGTGAAACCAGTAGTCTGCCTCTGTAGCTTTGATACCAGATGGCTTTCCGTAACTTTCATATTCAATACAAATGTTACCTGTGTTCTGCCAAATATCTCGCTCAGACTTTACCTCAATCTTTTTGTCTTGAAGCATTTCCGCTACTTTCTGCTCTCGCACTTTTCCGTATGCCAAATCTAAATCAAATTTCTTTCTGTCAGCTTTAGTGGGTGTCAGCCCAGTTTCGTCCGACTTTGTACTCTGCATCGAGTTCGCATTTAAATTCATAATAAATTTCAGTATCCTTCATTGCTTTTAAAATTAACTCCCCAATGTCATCAGCAATTTCTTTCCTTACTTGGAGCTGAACTTCGTCATGGACAAACGCCACTATTGCAACATCTTCTTCAGTGTAACCATTGGCACGAAATAAATCTTCCATGATTACATACCAACGTTTACAGATGATTGCTCCCGCCGACTGTAACAATGTGTTCAGTGCTGCGTGGGCGTGTCGGACTGGTAATCTACGACCATCCAATCCTTTAATCCAACCTCGTTCTGCTGCTCTGTTAACTGCTTCACGAAGTTTCTTTAAGGCAGGTGTTTTATCAAGAAACTTTTTCTTAATTGCTTTACCTTCCTTAGCTCCTTTGCCAATAATCTGACCAGTCTTTTCATCACCCGAACCATAAAGAAATCCATAGATGAATGTCTTTGCTTGGTTACGTGTTTCTAAACCCGCTGCTTTTTGGTTCGCTGTGTGAATATCACCCTTCAGTATTTCCCTGCCATACGCTCCACCGTCATAGTTAGCCATATAATGGGCAAGGCAGCGAAGCTCCAAACCAGAAGCATCGGCACCGAGAAGACGATAAGAATTGTGTACAGTAAAAAGCTCACGACACTGCTGACCATAAGGAGCGTGGACTCCAGGTACCTGCGCCATGTTCGGGTTTGAGTGAGTACACCTAGATGTGACTGCACCCATGTGATTAACTCTGCCATGTAGTTTGTCATTTTTAACTAATTTTAACCATGCTTGTTTACCAGTTGCTAACTGACCCAAGCGTTTATTCAACATCAGATATTCAAGAAGTAGTTTTGCTTCAGGCATATCTATCCCTGCCAAGATTTTCTCATCAACTTTAGGCTGACCAGTGTTGGTAACTTCTGTTGGTTCCCAACCTCTCTTCATAAGACGGTCTGCTATCTGAGTTCTACTTGCAGGATTAAATGGGATAACTTTGGTTTTTGTTTTGAGTTCCACTATAGTTGGTTCAAAGGTATCCTGTAATTCTTGTTCTATATCAAACTTTCGTGCTGCTATTTCTGAGAACAAAAACTGTGCTTTCTCAACATCGAACACAAATCCTCTTTGTTCTTGCTTGAACATTTCGGTAGCAACTCTGTGTTCTAAATCTAATGCGTCTTTACTAAATTCTTTGGTCTGAATAAATTCGTAGAGTTTCTTTGTTACCTTTGTGTCTTGCACACAGTATGTGAGCATTTGCTCTGTAAACTCGTCCCAAATCTCAGACGTTCCATCATTAAAGTCACCCTTCAATTCACCTAGTCTATAACCCCAGGCTTTGAGTGAGTGACTGCCCCATAGTTTTCTTGGTAGCTCATCTTTACGGGCATCAATTTCCATTGCATTTGCCCAAATGGTTCTACAACAAACTAGGGTATCTATAACTTCCTTCTTAAATGTGAAGCCCATAAGCTTCTCTAAAACAGGTAAGTCATAAGCTATTAAGTTATGCCCTACTAAAACACTTGCATTCTCCAGATAAGGGATAGCTTCACTTAGCATGTCACCTGAGAAAGCATGAACTTGGTCGTTCTCTACTCCTCGCAAAACGATACAATGTATCTTGGTTACGGTATCTAATAAGCCATCTGTTTCTAAATCTAATATATATTTCATTGTGTCTCCGCACTAATGTAAGCTTGCATTTCGCTCTTGTTCATAAATAAATCTGAATTGTTCGGCTGATGGGTATTCACCTAAATCAATGCCTGACTCAGATTCTAACTCGTAGAGCATAATCAGGTAGACGATGTACGCCTTCCTAAATTCTGCCTCTGTGTACAACATTTAAAAATTAATCTCCTCGTTAGTTTCTTCTTCAAAGATTGTCTCTGTCATACGTCCTGTTGATTTGCTGTACGTGAGGTGGCACGCTATCCCTGTGTCACCACTCCAACGGTTCTTCAAAATTCTGACTGTTGTTAAGTTGGGGTTATCTGGGTCTTGTTGATTTCTCTCCAAACCCACAACCATATCACTTAACTGAGCAATCGCTGCGGAACCCCGAAGTTGAGATAGTGAAGTCACTGCCCCTTCTTCGTGTCCTTTGTCCCCCGATGGTCTCTTAAGTTGTGAGACCAATATCATTGCACACTGTACTTCTTCCGTCAGTGTACGAAGTTTTGTCATTGTATTGTCAATCAGGCGGCGTTCATCACTGCCATCAAAACCACTAACAACGATACTGAGATGGTCAAGAATAATGTAATCACAGCCACAGCCTCTGACCAAGTATCTGATTTTTTGTAATAAATTATCGGAATCTGTAGACCCCCAATGGTCATAAAGAAAAACACGACCATTGCCCACGGTAGCGGTGTAAGCGTCTCTAAGCTCATCTCTTGTCACTCCGTCTGTAGATAAATGTAATGGTTGGTTTAACTCTAGTCCCATAATTGCACGACCTGTGTGCTTATTATTTTCTTCTAGAGCTATATAACCAACCGATAGACCATCTTTGATTAGCTTGTATGCAATCTCTCTAGTAAGGGAGGATTTTCCTATCCCACTACCTGCTGTGATTGTTACAAGCTCACCCTTTCTAATCCCGTGTGTTTTGGAGTTAAGACCTTCAAACGGATAAGGGATGCTTTCGGCATCATCATCTGAAATAATTATATCCCAGAGTTCATCACCAGGGACAATACCGTCTGGTCTAAACGGTTTTGCTTCCCACTGTGCATCAAGAAGTTCTTTGACTCTTCCCGCAACGAGCATTTCATTTGCATCCTTGAGAGGGAGTCTTGCTATTTTTGCTTTACCAGGAGTTAATAATAAAGAACACTCTTGTGCAGCTTTCTTAC